GGGCCGGGCTTCCAGTTCGCGAAAATACCGTTCTTCCATGGTCAGGGCTTCGCGCTTGCCGTCAGGCGCGGCAAAGTCCACAGTGCTGGACGATTCCCCAAGTTTGGCGGCAAAGCTCAAAATACTGTCCTGTTCGGCAGGCTTGACCTTGCCGGACTTAACCAGCGCACCCACGCGGGCCTTGCGGCGTTCGCCTTCAACCGCGCCTTTGTAGGCGCTGAATTCTGCGGCCACTTCTTCAGCCTTTTTTTCGGCATCAGTTTTGGCTGATTCCGCGTTATCCTTGGCTTGGGTGGCTTCGTCCTTTCCGGCTTTAAGGGACGCATTTTCAGCCTTGAGGGCGTCAAGCTGGGCTTGCAACTGACCCACCTGCCTTTGCAATTCTTCCACTGTCATAGAGTCGTCTCCTTCTGTTGTGACGGCCTCCGAAAATTCCACACATATGGAGTCGCTTCCGTCGTGCAGGTCCACAGCTTCCAGACCGTCAATGGCAGGCTGTGCCGCGCCCAGCAACGCCACATGCCGAAGGGTTACGCGGTCGGGCATGAGTGACATTGATACGTGGCGATAGTGTTTTTTTGCCACCAAATCCTTGACTACGCCCGGAACGTGCGCGAACAGTGCAAGCAATTTGCTGCCCGTGCGCTTGAGGGTTTTCACCCAACCAAAAGCGGGGGCAGCGTCCGTTGAGGGATGCCCAAAAACCAGTGGTGCATCCCGTTTTTGCGGGTCATATGCTGCAACAATGGCGTCAAGGTCGCCTTCCGTGAATGTCTGTTTTCTCCCCGCGCTGTCCGTAAATGTTCCTGTACGGGCTATTTCAACCCATGCTTCCCCGTCCATTCCATCCTCCATGGTTCATGCGGCGGCCATTGACGGGCCGCGTTGCTCTTCGTAGCTCTTGCGGTTCAAGTCCGGGTACTTGTCGAGGTCCAGACCGGCCAGCCAATCCCTGCCGGGGTTATTGCGGAATCCGGCATCAGCACCGGGACGGGCAACGTGGTACTCCATGCCAGTTTTGGGGTCTGTCCACATGGAATCTCCGGGCATTTCTGTTTGCACCGCCAAACCCTGTGCCTGAACTTGTCGCTCCGAAAGCGTGCGTACAGTGCAGCGGCAGCGAAAGCCGTTAGGCGGATAATTGGCCCCCCAAAAGGCATGGTCAGCGGGATAAACAACACCGTGCAGAATCGCGTGCGACGGACGCCGCCGCCTGTCTTCAACAGTGATATACTGCCAGTATGGGCGGGTAGCCTTGACCGCCTGCATTTTTGCCCAGCGCCCGGCGGCATATGCGGTCTGCATATTGGTCCGAAAGATGTTTTCAACACGAAAGCTATTCCACCCCTCCGCTTCAATGACTTCCCCGACGCGCCCTTTGAAGTCTGTCAGGGTTTCCCCATTTTCCAGCGCCGCCTGCAAAGCGTCGCTCACTAGCTGCACAAGGTCCCACTCCGCCAGCCCGGAAACATAAAAAGCCCGGTGTCTAGCCCCTGCGTCCATTTCTTTTGCTTCGGCGTCGGTCAGCTTGGCCCGTTGCCGCCAAAATTCGACGGCAGCGTCAGGGGCTACCGGGCGGGCAATGACTTCCGGGCCGGGCGGGTTTACGCGCATGTTATTTGTCCTCTTCAACTTCGGCCTGGACGGCTGCTGCGCCATGCCCGGCTGCTGCTGTCATGGCACGGGCCAGCAGCCGTTCCAGTTCGTCGGGCTTCATGCGGGGGGCCAGCAGTTCAACAAGCGCAAGCTCCGCCTCGTCAAAGCTGGTGGCGGACTGAATTGCATTCTCAACTTTCTTGATAAAATCCCCGCTGGTCTTGAGAACATCCGGCAACATGGCCTTTATGGCCTCGTCCAAACTGTGTTGCGCTTTTTCTGCAATAGTCACTTCTTCCTGTTGCGCGGAAAAGTTCGCGCCTGCACCCGGAGTCGTGACTGGACGCACCGTAAATTCCGAGGGCTTCAGGCCGTAGTTGTCTATGAAATGCTCCGCCGTGAACGCCACGCCAATGTCCGTAAGTTTTTTGTCAAGCTCCGCACGCGAATTCAGGTCGTCCGGTTCCTCATAGCTAGCCAGCGGAGCAAATACCCCCGGCCCGGCATTAACTTGCGCGTACAGCCATGCAATTTCGTTCCACGCATCGGAAACCATGGATTTGTCGGCATCGGCCAAATCGTCCGCCACATCCTTGTGCGTTTCGGCGGCGGCCTGGCTGTTCTTCCCCTCCATTTCCACGGTCAGGGTTTGGCCCATGAGTATTTTGCTTATGGCCCGGTCCTGACGGCTCAAAAATGTTTCATGTAGGGAATTCTGGGTCTGACCGGAGGCAAGCAACTGCACTTTTGCTCCGTGCGGAATAACAGCCACGGCGTCCTGAACCATGCGGGCCAAATCCGCCGCCATAACACGCTTTTCTGGGCGCTCCGCCTTGGGCGGCGCTTCGCCCACAACCCACGGCATGCCATACCGCTCAACAAAGCGGGCATAAAACTGCAACCCCCCGCGCTTGAACGCCACGGGCCAAAGACAACGGCTCAACAACCGCAAACCGTAAGGATTGTCATAGGTGGCGTGGTGCTGGACAATGACGAACTTGCCTGCTGGCAAGAGTTGCGGCTCTGCGCATAAACCACCGTACACGCCGATAAACACGGGGTTGTTCTTATTGTCGAAGCCAAACCAGTGCGCTGGCCGTGCCACCACGTCCACCAGATGCCACCAGTTTTCCCCACGCCGCCAGATAAGCTCCAGCGGCGTGAAGCCATAAAAAGGCGCATCAATTATGCTGCTTATGATATTGCGGAGGTTCGACCGCTCAAGGTCTTGGGTAAAACGGCGGTACAGGTTTTCGGCTTCAGGCGTGGCTGTCTCGCCGTCCGGCGCACCGGGCCGGAATGCGAAGTGGGGACAGTTCAGCACCCGGTTTTTCCGGCTCAACATGGCCGTGGTCACTTGGTCGTCTGCGGAAAGTTCCGCCAGCACCGAAGCTTCATCCCCACGCTTACGCAATACCGGATCAGGGTCAGGCAGGACGTTCAGCCAGCCTTCCAGTTCGCCCGGCGTCAAACCGGCATTTTGCCGGGTTGCGAGTTCCGTTGTCAGCCCGGTGGCCTGAAATGGTTGAAATGAGCCGTCCGCACGATAGATTCCGCTTGCCATAAAAAAGCCTCCGTTCCGGCAATAATGACGCAAGAACGGAGGCTTTGCCCGTAAAGGGCGCAAATGGCGCAAGCTTTCTTTAGGCCCTTACCAGCCCTTAAAACTCATGGAACTATGGCTGACGCTTTCACATTCCCATCTTTCAACATTGCCTAACTGCTCCCGCGCATCAACAAGCATGGCGACAGCCACGGCAGCGTCGCCGTGCCTCTTTTTGCCGTCTTTGTCTGTTGTACGCTGCTCTGGCACGCGGGCAACGCCCTTGATAACGCGCAGTAAACGAAAATCCGACAATATTTCTGCCCGCTTTGGCAAAAGCAAGGTCCTATCTTCAAAACGGGATTTCATCTTGGGCATTGTGTCCCTGTACCAAGCCTCGGTAATCATAATTTCCCGCACAAGCTCCGGGCTGTATTCCTGTCTGGCTGCTTCTGCCAGTGCGGAACCGTTGCCGCGTGCGTCAAGCGATATGCCGGAAAAATGGGGCAGCGCGTCAAGAATGGCGAAGAGGATCTGCTCTTGCGTGCGGTAGGGGCAATTACGCAGTTCAAGAACAAAGGGAGGTACAAGACGCAAATCCTTTGTTTCTGTTGCAGGAACAAAAACTGAAAGGTCGCCGGTTCGCCCAAAGTCCTCACCGGCATAGTGGTCACAATCCTGCGGCAAGGCTTCCAGCAGCGGGACCAGATTATCTTGCAGCCACCCCCGCGTGAATGTTGCCGCAACCTCCTTCGGCCAGTCCACAAAGTCTTTTGCAGGGGATTCCCAAGTTATCAGCGGCACAGTTTCCGACATGCACGATTCAATAAGGGCCGTTGTCAGATACGCGCCACTGGAGCGGTTCGGGACACAAAAAAGTTCTTCGTCTGCGCCGTCTGCATAGTCCGCAATAATCCCGGCCCGCCATTCCTCTTCAGCTTCTTTGGTCCACTGCCGGGGTGGGGTTGCCCGCTTGCAGATGGTTTTATACAGGCCGCCCGCTATGGCATCATCAAGCGTTGTGCGGTGCAGGCTATATTTTTTGGTCCCGGCGCGTATTTCCTTCACGAGTTCATTAAAGGGGTTGTCTTCCCCATCGTGCGTGGACATGATAGACACGCTCCCGCCCCACATAAGCAAAGCGAAGGCGGCTTTCATGAGTTCCGGCAAGTCGTCCACAAAGGCCGCTTCGTCAATTACAACCCGGCCCTGCTTTGACCGAAGCGACCGGGGTTCCGATGGCAGCCCCCAAATGCTGTACCCTGACGCAAAGCGTATGCGGTAGACCGTAATATCCCGGTCGGCGTCCTTCAGAACCAGTTCTTCCGCATCACTAGCAACAACATTGAAAATTTTCGCCCAATATGCGCAATCGCGAACAAAAGTCTGGGTCATTTCCTTGTTGTAGGACAGGTAGAAGGTATCTTGCCCGCCAGCTTCACGGCTTTTGGCTGCTTCCAGAACGGATTTCAGCGCCTCCCCATAAGACGCGCCAATACGGCGGCTTTTTTCCCAAACCTTGACGCGGCTGTTGTCTCCAACCCAACTGCTTTGGTGAGGAAGCAACACTTCGGCAATGGCCGTCATTTTCCTTCCTCCGTGATGCCAAGCGCCCGGTAGATACTCTGGGCAACATCCGTGGACAGACCCCGCCGGGCGGATTCTTCCGGTTCCGTTTCTTTGGGCAGGCTGGCCTCAAGTTCCGCCACAAGGTCAAGGCAACGCTTCACGTCCTGCACCGTTGCCGTGGTGATTTTGGCCGGGTCAGAAAGGGCAAGGCCCAGTTTTTGCTCCACAGCATCCCGAAGTACGGCCACGGCATCCGCCCGCGTGGCAATTTGGGGCCGGGCCGGGGCGGCTGCACTGGGAATTTTCCCAGCGGCGGAAAGTTCGGCCTGTTTGAGCGCCAGACTTTCCAGAGAAGCCACGGCAAACGCCATTTGTGACGCCTCTTTGCCGTCCCCGGCCTTTAAAAGCATTTCCAAGGCAGATTTGCGGGCAGTTATGGTTTTGACCCGGATATCGCTTTCTGCTTGGGCGATTTCTTCCCGTTTGGCCCGCCAGCCGTACTTTTCAGACCAGCTTTTTAACGTCGTTGCGGTTACGCCGGTCAGTTCAGCCACGCGGGCAAACGACAGCCGGTCGACGCAGTACAATTCCTGCGCTTTCCAAACGGTTTCCGGTTCGTGTTCCCAGCCCATACCGCCCCCTGCTAGTTTCCGAGTTCACGGTCCAGAATAGCAAGTTTCTGATTGACGCCGTGAAGCTCCGTGGTCTTTTCATTCAGCGCAACAGCAAGGGAAAGCACATATTCCCCGTCAATGGCTGCCACATCCCCCACAAGGGGCAAAGCAGCGCGGAGGGAATCCCGGTGGCTGACCGCTTCCGCTTCAAGACGCTTGCGAATGTGCCGGAGGCTTTCCCGCTGACCGATGTTTTCCATGCGTTCGCTCATTGCTTATGCCTCGTTTCAACAATGGTTATCAGACGTTCCACCGCCCTTGTGTTGTTGACCACCAACGTTTGCAGGGCATCAGTNATGCGTTCGTAGTTCCGCACAAGCTCCACATTGTTGCGATAGAACCGGGCCACTTCCTCGTGTTTGTCCACGACTTCCCGCAAAATGTTCTGCGTGTCAGACCTGTAGGCTTCAAG